GCCCAACACGGCGGAGTTCCAGGGCAATCTGGAGATGATGGCCGAGGCCAAGGCCGAGCTGGAGCGCATGGGGCCAAGCCCCGCGGTGCTCGGGCGGTCGAGTGAGGATGCGTCGGGACGGGCATTGCTCGCCCGCCAGCAATCGGGCCTGACGGAGCTCGCCAATCTCTATGGCGCCCTGGAGGACTTCGAGCTGCGCGTCTATCGCCAGTGCTGGGGCCGGGCCAAGCAGTTCTGGCGCGCACCGCAGTTCATCCGGGTCACGGACGACGAGAACGCGCCGCGCTTCGTGGGGCTGAACCAGCCGCAGGTGCATCCGGCGACCGGCGAGGTTCTGGGATACGCCAACCCCATCGCCGAGATGGACGTGGATATCGAAATCGACACGCAGCAGGATGTGGGCAACCTCCAGGCCGAGGCCTTCAGCGAGATCCTCGACCTGGTGAAGATGAGCCCGGTCTATCAGCAGCAGATCAGCCTGAAGCAGCTCATCCTGCTCTCCCCCATCCCGCACAAGCGCTCCGTCATCGACGCGGTGGATCAGGCGAGCCAGGCGCAGCAGGCCGCCCAGGCCCAACAGCAACAGATCGGAGCGGCCCACGCCGTGGCGCAGATCGACAAGACGAGGAGCGAGACCGCGCGCAACGAGGCCGAGGGGACGGCGAGGATGCTGAACGCCCTGAGCGAGGCGCACGCGGTGCATGCGGAACACGCGGCTGCGGGGTTTGAGGCGGGGCAGAGCCAGGCCCAGAGCGATCAGGCCCAGGCGCAGACTCAAGCGCAGATGCAGCAGGAACAGGCGCAGGCCGCCCAGGCGCAGCAGCAGGGCGCGCAGGGCGGGGCGCCGCAACAATAGGATTGCCGCCGCCGGGCAGCCTTCGGGCTTACGGGCGTCTTCGGTCTGTCTGACACCGTAAGTCAGGCCACGCCGCCAGTGTTTGGGCGAATCCGGGCCGCCACCGCATGGGCGAGGGATCAACAATGGAAAACATCGACCTGGCCTCCTTGATTGGAGGTGACGCCACGGGTGCGCCCGGGGCTGAACAACCCGCGCCGGCGCCTGAAGCCGCGCTACCGTCTGACGGCCCCGCGAGGGACTCTGAAGGCCGGTTCGCGGCCAAGCCGGCGGAAGCGACGCCACTGGCAGCGCCAACCCCGGCGCCCACGCCGCCCGAGCCCGGCCATGTGCCGATCTCGGCGATGCTGGACGAGCGGGAGAAGCGCAAGGCCCTGGAGCGGCAACTTGCCGATATCCAGGCCGAACGCCAGCGGGCGGAAGCGGAGGCCAAGTCCGCCGATCTGCCGCCGGACGTGCGCAACGCCCAACAGATGTGGGCGCTTCGGATGGATGTCTCGCGGGAGCTGATGGTTTCTCAGCACGGCGAGGCGGAAGCCCAGGCGCTGCATGAGTGGGGGGAGGCGAAGTGTGGGTCCGATCCGCACTTCAACCAACAGGTCTATGCGTCGAAGAATCCCTACGCGTTCATTCGCCAGGCCCGCCAACGCGAGATGCTTCTCGCCGAGGTGAGCCCGGACGATCTGGATGACTACAAGGCATGGAAGGCCAGCAAGGCCCAGGGCGGTTCGCCCGCTCCCACGCCGCAGGCCACACCGTCTCCGACTCCCACCCCGCCGCGCTCCCTGGCCAATGCGCCAAACGCGGGCGGGGCAGGCGCCGTCGCCGAAACGCCCATGGGGCCCGGCGCGGCCTTCGCCTCCACCATTCGTCGATAATTCGCCTTGCCGCATCGTGCGGCCGGGCCACTCTTAGATAGGAGCCCCGGCCATGGCCGAGACCATTCTCTCCACCGCCAATGAGCGGCAGATCTGGATCACCAAGTACTTCCAGGAATATGTCCGCACCTCGCGGTTCATGCCCTACATGTCCAATGCCGACATCAATAAGGGCGGCATCATCCTCACCAAGTTCCAGCGTGAGGACGAGGCCTTCCGCACCATCAATATCCCCTTCATCGCCCGTCTGAAGGCCGCCGGCGTCACTGGCGCCACGGTGCTGGACGGCGCGGAAGAGGAGCTGGTCAACTACAACTGCCCGATCACCATCGACTGGCGCAGGAACGGCGTTCGTCTGCCGAAGAGCACCACCTTCCGCACCGAGATCAATCTGTGGGACGCTGCCCGCGACGCCCTGATGGTCTGGGAATCGGAGAAGCTGCGCGACGACATCATCAAGGCGCTGGCCATGGTGGTGATCGATGCCAACGGCACGATCGCCTTCTATGACCAGGCCACGGCGGCGCAGCAGAATGCGTGGAACGCCGCCAATTCGGACCGGGTGCTGTTCGGCTCCAACATCTCCGACTATTCGGCGACCTTCGCCACGGCCATGGCCAATGTGACCACCAGCATGACCGCCAGCGCGGCCATGGTCTCCAAGGCCAAGCGGATCGCCAAGCAGGCGGACCCGCACATCCGGCCCTATCGCGTGGAAGACGGGGACGGGCGGGAATATTACGTCCTCTTCAGCGGCTCGCGCACCTTCCGCGATCTGAAGCTGGATACGAACATCATCAACGCCAACTCCAACGCCCGGGCCCGCGAAGGCATGGGGATGGAGAAGAACCCGATCTTCCAGGACGGGGATCTGCTGTGGGATGGGGTGATCATCCGGGAAATCCCGGAGATCGACACCTATTGCGGGGCGATCTCCAACCCCAACGGCGGCACCGCCTTCAACGGCGTGGGCGGATCATCCGGCGATGTGCGCCCGATGTTCCTCTGCGGCGGCGGGGCTGTCGGCGTCGCCTGGGGCCAGGAGCCGACCCCGCGCACCGACATGATCAAGGACTACGGCTTCCGTCCCGGCGTCGCCATCGAGGAGCTGCTGGGCGTCAAGAAGATCAACTTCAACGGCGTCCAGAACGGCATGGTCACGATCTTCGCCGCGGCGAGCGCCGATAGCTAAGCCCTGATCGCAGCGGGGCGGCTCACACGGGCCGCCCCGCCCCCTTTTCACCCTTCATTTCTGAAAGGAGCGGATCGCCATGACCGCTTATACGACCGCTTTGTTCAACTCCAAGGTGGGCGCGTCCTCCGGGCACGGGCTCAGCCGGATGCACACCTCGCTGCACGCCATTTCGGGGGCGATCTCGACCTGGGCGGCGAACGACACGATCGCGGTGGGATACATTCCCCGCAACGCCGTCGTCACCAATGTGATCCTGAAGGCCGCGAGCCAACTGGACAGCAACGGCTCGCCCACCCTGGCTCTCGACGTCGGCGTGGTGGGAAATGCCCAGCTCTTCAAGGCCGCCGTCACCACGGTGGGCCGGGCCGCCGGCGCCAGCGTGGACACGACCAACACCGCCGCCGGTTATCTTTACCAGAACACCAGCGGCGCCGATCAACAGGTGCTGATCACCGTCCATACGGCGGCGGCCACCCCTGTCGCCGGAAGCTTGGAGCTCGACGTGGAATATTATGTCGAGGATGTCGCCGGCTCGAACCCCTAGGGGCCTGGCAGGTGACCGTTGAGGATATCCGGCGGGCGGGCCGGCACTGGCTCCAGGCGGTCACCACGGCCCTCGCCCTGGTGGCCGTCGCCCTGCTGGGCTGGACCGGGACGCAGCTCATCGCCATGCGCGATGACATCCACACCCTGAAGGACGCCCTGCCGAGCCTCGAGGCCCGGGTCACCCGCCTGGAGACCCGCCAGGACAAGGTGATTGAAATCCTGGGCGACCAGGCTGAGGCGGCGCGGCGATGACGACAGCGCTTCTGATCGACGACGTGAGGCGCGACGAGGGCCTGAGGCTGGGGGCCTACCGGGACAGTCGCGGCGTCTGGACCATCGGCTATGGTCACACCCCGGCCGTGGAGGGCGCGGTCTGGACGGTGGAAGCCGCCGCGATCCAGCTTGAGGCGGATGTGGATACCGTTCTGGCGCGTCTGGACCGGGAGCTATCCTGGTGGCGCGCGCTTGATGACGTGCGCCAGGACGCGCTGGCCAATATGGCGTTCAACCTGGGCGTCGGCGGCCTCCTCGCCTTCCACCACATGCTGGACGCCCTACACGCGGGCGACTGGCACACCGCCAGCGCCCAGATGCTGCTGAGCGACTGGGCGCGGGAAGTCGGCGACCGCGCCGAGCGTCTGGCCTTCATGATCCGCACCGGGACGCGGGGCTCTTTCCGGAACGCGGGCGTCTCGCCCGCGACTTTGGTCGCCGCGCCCCGCCCCACCCAAGAGGCGGGCGAGACGCCCACCCTCCTTCAAGGACCGCCGCCCATGACCGACACAGCCGCTCCCACCCCCATCCAGACCGCGACCCTCGACATGGCCCGCTCGGCGCTCATGGCGGCCGGCGCGATCCCCCTGGCTCATGGCCTGGCCACGGCCAGCCAGTGGCAGGCCATCGTCGGCGGCCTCATCGCGGTCGGCTCGGCCGTCTGGTCGTATCTCGCCGCGCATCCCTCTCAGACCAGCGCGCTCACCTCCCTGCTTGGCATGGTCCGCAAAGGCGGCCAGGGCCCCGCCTGGAACGGCGATGTCGCCGCGCTCGAGGCCGCCGTCCTGCCCCTCGTGGAGAAAGCCGTGGACGCCCAGATCAAGGCCCGCGCCGGGGTCCTCTCCGGGCCCGTCGATCTCGCCGCGAACGCCGTGATCAAGGACGCGGCGGGCCAGGTGGTCAGCCACCTTCGCATCTAACCTCTCACACATAAGGAAATCGTTATGTCCTGGTTTTCTGAGTATATCGGCGATCCGATCAAAGCCCTGATCGCCAAGGCCGCCGCCGGCGTTGACGCCGAGCTGAAGATTCTGGCCGGTCAGGCCGCCGCCGCTCTGCCGCCCGCGCCGATCAGCGCCAGCGCCGAGACGGCCTTCGAGACGGCGATCCAGACCGGCATGGACGCAGTGATCATCGACGCGGTGGGTGAAATCCCCGTGGCGGGCGCCCTCCTGGCCCCCGAAGCCGTGGCCGCCGGCAATGCCGCCATCGACTACGCGGTGGCGAAAGGCGCGGCGGCGCTGAACAGCCTGGCCGCGAGCGCCAAGGCGCGGCTAGCGGCTTTCGCGCAAGCGCCCGCCCCCGCGCCGGCAGCCACCACCGGCGTGGCCTCGGGCGCGGTTGGCTGATGAGCACCGTCCGGGCGGCGATTTCGCAGGCCCTGCGTCTGCTGCGCGCGGCCTCGCCCGGGGATGAGGCGACGGCGGAGGAGCTGAGCGTCGGGCTGGAGGGGGCGCAAGCCCTGGTCCTGGAGATTCATGAAGCCCGCGGTCCGCTTCTCACCCTGGATATCAGCGCCAATTGGACGCCCGGGGAGAACCAGCGCCTGCGCGTCCAGGCCGGGGCGGATGTCACCGTCACGCTGCCCAACACCGTGGCCATTTGCGGGAGTTACGACCCCTACGATTATGGCTTCAATCCTTCGGCGACCGACGCGGCCGCGAACCGGCCGATGGGCTCCACGGGCCCCGCCGATTATGTCGCCTGGCGCCCGCCCACGGACGGCGCGCGGATCGAGATCGTCGGCACACAGAGCGGCCTCTATTTCTACCGGGAGGACACCAACGCCTGGGTCAGCGCGCTTGGCCTCACCATCGATAGCGAGCTGCCGTTCAACCAGCGCCTTCAGGGGGCCTTCGCGGCCCTCCTGGCCGAACGCCTGGCCGATGTGCTGGGCGCGTCGGGCGAGGTGACCCCGGCCCAGAAGGCCCGCCTCACCCACGCCCGGGAACAGATGTTCACCCGCACCGGGGCGCACCGGGCGACCACGCGCGCCCAGTATTTCTGAGTGAGGAGCCGCCCATGCCTTTCAAAGGTCACCGGGCCTACGACCCTCAAGCCGAGATCGACCTGGCCATCGATGAGGACCAGGACGCCCTGGAGATCGACGCCGCCGGGGACCTGCTCGAGGTGAGCCCTCAGGTGGTGTGGACCGGTCAGACCGCCGCGGAGGCGTTGTGATGACGCGCCTCGTCCGCGCCGCGCTTGTGGCGCTCCTGTCGCTCGCCTCCTGCACGGGCGAGCCGGCCTTGGCCCAGAATCTGCAGCCCAGCGGCCTGCCGGCCCGCGGCGCGGTGCAGGGGACGGATGTGATCGTCGATCAGCCCGCCGGGTCCTCGACCGTGAAGGGCGCCCTGGCCAGCGCGCTGGCGACCTATGTGCAGGGGGCTCTGAACCCGATCAGCGCGCTGACCGGCGACTGCGCGGCCACGGGGCCGGGCGCCGTGGCGATCACCTGCACGAAGAGCAATGGGACGGCGTTCGGCACGTTCGCCTTCCAGAGTTTCGCTTCGCTCCCCTCGGCCTCCGGCGCGCCGCCGATCAGCGCCAGCACCGTCTTTCCGTGCGTGCCCTCCAGCGCCCTCAACGGCTGCACGGGGGCGCAGGTGGCGGCCTATGCGCGCCACAGCATCGACACCCTCGGCGCCGACCCCACGGGGACGAATGACAGCACCAGCGCCATCCAGAGCGCCCTGACGTCCGGCGGCTGGTGGACCTGCAACGGGATCTACAAGGTCAGCGCCACGCTGAACCTGACGGCCGCGACCAGCGAGGGCGCGACCCTGGACGGCGGCGCGCCCCAGGCCCAGAGCAATTATGGCGCGTCGAACCGGTGCATCCTGAAGCCCACCTCGGCGGTGAGCACCGTCTTCAACATCGATGGGACCGGCTTCTCCGGCTATCAGCAGGGGGTCTCGCTCCGCAACTTCGCGGTGGACCTCGCCAATTCCACGAGCGCCACGGTCTTCGCCCAGGGCCAGAGCTTCGACATCAATTATTACAACGTCCGGGTGCTGAACGGCGCCCTGGGCGAATGCTCCTGGAAGTTCAATCCGGGGGCCCTGGTCACCCAGATCGCCAACTCCTACGGCGTCAACGCCTGCTGGAACGGCAATGGCAGCAACAACCCGACCACCCAGACCTTCGTCAACAGCGACCTGGTGAGCCTCAGCGGCTCCCAAGCCGGCTCCATCGTCTTTCTCGGCGGGGCCGTCCAGCCGCAATACTACTCCGGCATGCCGGTGATCTATTCCGCCCCGGGCGACCTCAACCGTCCCACGGCGGTGACCCAGAGCGGCGGCCTCTATTTCTATGAGGCGATCACCCTCACCAATGTCGATAGCGTCAACTTCGACGGCGCGTTCATTGGCCAGAACGGCGGCTATCCGAGCACCTATTCGGATGGCACGCACGGGACCCTGTCGATCTATCCGGCCATGGTTGTCGGCGCGACCTGGACCCGCGTCACCGTCGATCCCGCCCATTTGGACGGGATGTATCTCTATGACGGGGGCACGAGCACCAACGCCTTCCAGACCAATGTGGGCGGCGGCGCGCCCGGCAATGTGATCGGCGCCCAGACGGCGTTCAAGAACGGCGTGAACACGGTCAGCGGGTCCAATATCACCACCTATAGCGACAACGGCTATAGCGTGACCTCGCAGGTCAATGGGGCGACCGGCGCGGCGAGCTATCCGAGCCTCACGCTGAAACCCGCCACCAACGCCACGGCGCTGCTGGTGGAGACCGCCGCCGGAGCTTATGTCCTCCAGTGCGTCACCTACGGGACGCCCAACTGCGACCTCCAGAATGGCGCGGGCCTCTATGGCTTTTCCGACACCGGGGTGACGCAGCTCTGGGCCCTCTTCAAGGGCTATGCCAACGGGGGTGAGATGCAGCTCCTTAATGCCAGCGGCGCCGTCCAGCTCTCGCTCTATGGCGGCTCCGGGGCCATCAGCGGCACGGGCAACGCCAGCTTCGCGGGGTACTATACCGGCGCGACGGCGGGCGTGACCTGCTCGGGAACGCCGACGTCGAGCTTCGCCACTTCGGGCGGGATTGTCACGCACTGCTAGGGCTGCGAATCTAGAGGCGATGAAGCGAAAGCCTCTCCTGGTCGGCACCGTCGCCGTGTTCCTCGCCGCCTTCGCCATCTGCTGCGATCGCCTGGCAGAATTGGCGCGGCGGGATCGGGATCCCCTTGCCAGCGCCTTATGCGCGTTCGCCTTGGGCGTCTCGCTCTACGCGCTGGCCTGGTGGCTCATCATGTGGACGCGCCAAATCTGGCGCGACGTCACGTCCGGCCGCGATCCCGCTGAACGCTAGGCGTCACCGGCGCCCTCCTCAGTATCCGCACACCCGCCACCGTGGGAGGTTTCCATGTCCCTGAACGTGCGCCAGGTCATTCAGCGTTCCGGGCGTCTGCACGGCTGCTGGGCGTCGGGGGATGATCCCACCGCCGATGAGGCGGCGGACGCTCTGGTGGCGATCAATTCGCTGAAGCGGTCGATGTTTGGAACGCTGATCGGTCCTAGGCTGGGCCCGATCTCCCTCTCCGGGACGACGGGCCAGGCGGAGAACGGCGGGGAGTATCAGATCCCCGGCGGGGCGGCCTTCACCCTCACGGCGCCGCTCAATCCCCGCTCGGGGGCGCGGTTCGGGGTGGTGGACGCCAATCTGGCCTGGGGGACGTACGCCCTGACCATCAACCGCAATGGCCAGCTGATCAACGGGGCGGCGAGCAATTACGTGATCAATACGGCCGGCCAGAACACGCGCGTCTGGTTTCGGGGGGACACGGGCAACTGGATTATCGAGGCGGATTTCCCAGGGCTTGATAGCGCCATCGAGTTTCCGGACCCGCTGATCGATTACCTCCCCAACATGTTGGCCGTGGTGATCGCCGCCGAATATGGCGCGGAGGTTCGGCCGGACGTCGCCGCCGGGGCCCTGGAGGGTCGCCAGGCCTTCGCGCGGAGCTATTACCGGCGGGGCAGAAACCAGATCGATCCGCCGATTGGACTGATGATGCCGGGCGGCGACGCCCAGCCGGCGGCGCAGAGGGGGTAGAGAAGGCGTCTTTCGCCCGGGGCTACTTCGGCTTCGTCCCGATCGTGATCTGGGCGTCGAAGGCGCCGATGTCGGCTTCGGAGGCGATGATGGGGATGCCCACGGCCTGGAAGGCGTAGCGGATGGCGGCGCCGCGCGTGTCGCCG